TCGACGCAACGGTAGGGGGCGCAAACGCCAACAGCTACCTGACACTGGCAGCAGCGCAGGATCTGATTGACGGTTTTGTTGAGGACGATGATGTGGTGGCATGGGGTACAGCCACCACTGATCAAAAGAATCGTGCGCTGGTATCTGCTACCCAACGTCTTGACCGTGAGCGTTTTCTAGGCGCTCGCGTTACTGACACACAAGCATTGCAGTGGCCACGAACAGGGGTGCGGAAACCTGATACCTACATCAATACCTACGCTGTAGGTTTCCCTTTCCGCATCACCACTGATTATTTCACCGACACAGAGATCCCAAGCCAGATTGAATACGCGCAGTGCGTGCTGGCGGTTTACCTGAACAACAACAAAGACGGACTTGGTTTGTCTGGCGTTGAGGATTACAAGCGTGTTCAGATCGGTAGCTTGAGCGTTGAAACGGCAGGCGCTAGCAGCATGGCTACCGGCGCTGATCGCGTGCCACCGATTTTTGAGCGGTATTTGACCGGGCTTAGAATTAGTGGACCAGGCAACTTTGCAATTCGTCGGAGCTGATCATGGGATACGCGTACCCTGGGGCTGAATACATCAGCGACACTGCTGCTCACACCGGGCGCTTCGGCAAGATTTGCGCTCTTGAGGATACGGTGATCGCAACGCTAGTGGCTGAGGATTACACCGGCAATGCGCTCACCTCTGTCACGCTGAACGCCACGGCTGAGCTGTATGGCGTCTTTACCAGCGTCACGCTAACTAGCGGCTCTGTTGTCGCCTACAAGCTCTGATCATGACTACCTTTCAGCGCCCAGACAATACTTACAGCATCGGCGGTGATTTTGTCACTTCGACTGACGCTAAAACTGGGCGTTGGAATCGGATTGTTGTGCTGAAAAACAACACCAGCTTTGCCGCGCTGACTGCTCAAAATTGGACTGGAAACAGCATCGTTGGAGAAGGGCTGCCAGCAGGCTTTGAGATTCAAGGCGTGTTTACAGCCTTTACTTTGAACAACGGTGGCGCCGTTATCGCCTACAAGATCTAATCATGGCTAAATCACACGGCGGCGCTAGTCAAGTTGATTACGCGATTGGCGCTGAAGTCATCAATGACACCGCCGTTCACGCGGGTAAATTTCACCATATTGACTTTTACGAGGGCAGCACAATTACGGCGATTGTTTCAACCAACATTATTGATAACAGCTTTGCAGGCGCTACCGTTGACGAAGGAGCACACCTCAGCGGTTACTTCACGAGCATCCAGCTTCAGAATGGTGCATGTATCGCGTATAAAATCTAATGGCACTAGCAGGCTCGCTACGGAAGACAGCCTCTAAACTGATGGCAAAGTTTGGTGGTGCTGTCACCATTCGCCGTGTTGTGCCGGGCGTTTATAACCCTACGACTGGTACTGTCAGTGAAACCACAACTGATACCGTTGTCCGTGGCGTGCTGCAGGATATCAACCTGAATGAAGTTAACGACCTGATTCAGGCGACTGACAAGCGTCTGCTGATTGCTGCTGCTGATCTAGCCAGCGTGCCAACACCGACTGATCGCGTCATCATCAGTAGCGTCACGCACCAAGTAATCCGCGTTGACACCATTGAGCAAGACAACACGCCTATCACCTACGAACTAATCTTGAGGGTCTAATGGCACGAGTTATTCGGATTGGCGATATTGGCGATTACGCCAGTCAGCAGATGGAAAAGCTACTGCGTGCATCAGTGCTTGAAACGGACACGTTGCTTAAACTGGCAAGCCCAGTAGATACGGGTCGTTTTCGCGCTAGCTGGCAGGTTGGTGAAAACGCTGCAGGGTCATACGATGCAGGACCACAGCAAGAGCCAATCAACAAAAATCGCACGTTAAATTCGCCACCGGCAAATCCGATGCCGCCGATGCGCAAAATGAACTATCAACAGGAAAAACTAGGCAACATTTATAGCGTTCACAACAATTTGCCCTATGCCGAACCTCTTGCTAACGGCAGCAGTAAGCAGGCTTCTGCAGGCTGGATTCAGGGCATTGCTAAAGATGTTCAAGGTAGGGTGCGTATAGCAGCAGATCGCATCGGGAGGCAATCATGAGCAGCACACTCAACGATGTACGCGCTGCTATTGAAGGACGCATCGCCACTGAAATGGCATTGGCGCCTGTTTATCCAGTTAGCTACGAAAACGTACCGTTCACGCCACCAAATAACAGCCCTTGGATTCAGGCAGCAATCCGCTTTGGTGACAATGCCTATGCAACGCTGCTTGGTCCGTCAACGGGCTTTAACCGTCAAAACGGCACACTGGTAATCAACGTTTTCACGCCCGTAGGTTCTGGGTCCGGCGCCAACTTCACCATCGCAGAGCGCATCAAAGACTTATTTGACCGCGCCAAATTCTCCAGCATCATCTTTGATGCAGCCTCCGGTCCAGCACAAATAACGCCAGCGTCACCTGAGCCGTATTATCAAACTCAGTTGACGGCTACGTTCGAAGCCTATTTAGACTAGGCGTAGCCACTACCGTTCAATCATGGCTGTCACTGTTTTGTCCGGTACGTCCGGCGCCCTTTATTACAAACCCGCTGGCACCACCGGAACATTCGGTGAGTCTGGTGTTGCTGTCGCGGATGATGAAATCACCGTTGAGGCTTACCTTAATCTCAAGGTCGGCGATCCGGTCAAGTTCAGTGTGGTGAACAGCCAAACCGGCGGTTCCGGCACTGGTACGCTGCCTGCTGGTATTTCTGCTGGTACGACTTACTACGTCATCAGCTACGCCGCCGCTACTGGTGTGCTGAAAGTTTCCGCTACTGCTGGCGGAGCAAGCATCACAATCACTGACGACGGCACTGCTGCAGCTCCTAACGAGTTTCAGGTTGCTTACGCCGACTATGCCGCTGTTGGTCAAGTGCAGTCGTGGTCGTTTGAAATCAGCCGCGCTGAGATTGACGTTACCACCATCGGTCAAACGGCTGGACAATACGCGCCTTTCCGTGCGTACATTCCGGGCTTTGCTGATGGCAGCGGCACTGCAACCGTCTACGTTACCAACGAAGATGCTGCACTCTCTAACCGCATGGTGGAAGACGTGCTGCAACGTCAGCAAGTCGGTTGTGCCTTCAAGCTGTACACCGATAAGCAAAGTTCTGAAGCCTTAAGCCGTAGCATCGCAATGGATGCCGTGCTGATCAGCGCCAGCCTGAACATCAACCCTGATGATGCTCAACAAGTTGAGATCGCATTCCGTCCTACCGGCGTGCCAACCTTCGACTTCAGCACTTCCGCCTGATATCCTGAATTGGGTGATGGTTTACCCCCGGCTTGCGCTGGGGGTTTTTTGTGCATAGAGTATTTGTCGTCGACAGATTTTTATGCCTGCCCCTGGATCCTCAGCTCTTGCTCGCCTCAAAAAAGCTGCCAACCTTCAGCCAATCAAACGGGTTGTAACGCTTACTGATGGCAGCACGTTTGAGTTTTACGCCACTGCGTTGACCATGGCAGAGCGCGAAAGGGCACAAAAGATGCCCGGAGGCGATGACGCCAATGGTTTTGCCTTAAACCTGCTGGTGACTAAAGCTATTGACGAAGCTGGTCAGCGCCTGTTTCAAGCCGGTGAAATCGCTGAGCTTAAAAACGACGTGCTTGATGCCGACCTTCAAGCCATGATGCTAGCGATCATTACCAATCCAGAGGAGCAGCAAGAACTGGACATGAAAAGCTCTAAAGGCTGATCTCAAAAAAGACAACCTTTTGTTGCTGCAACTGGGTGTCGCAAAGGAGCTTGGTTACTCGTTGGCTCGGCTCAATGCCGAAGTAACAATGGAAGAGTTGCTGATTTGGAGTAGTTATTTTGACTTGTTGAACGAAGAGCAAGAACGCAGGATGAAGCGTCGTCGGTAGACTGGCTTTAACGAAAGGGTTGTGCCGTGTCTGTCGTTGCCAACGTTGCCGTCAATGTTGATGCACGGCAAGCCAACCAAAATCTGCAGCAGTTACAAAGGCAATCAACAGCGGCAGCCAACTCAATAGAAAAAACAGGGCGCTCTGCAGCAAGCGCATCTGCAAACATTCAGCGTTTTGGTATTGCTTTTAGATCTGTTGTTGCTCCTGTAGTTGCCATAACAGGCGCTGTCAATATTTTGAGTCGCAGTCTTCGTGTTTTAGGGGAACGTCAAGCTGATGCAGCAGCACTTGAAAACGGTCTTAGAAAAATAGGTGGCACCAGATCTGATTTAAGGCAGTTGCAGCAAGTTGCTGATCAGCTTGGCAAGCAAACTTTATTCAATCAAGAAGATTTTGATCGTGGATTTGCTTTACTTACAAGTTTTCAAAGCATTGCAATAGGCTCTTATGAGCGAGTGGCGAAAGCTGCCGCAGATGTGGCGCAAGTAACCAAACAGGATGTCAATTCCTCTCTTCTGCAGCTTGCAAAAGCATTGCAAGATCCTGAAAAAGGTTTAACAGCGTTGGCGCGTTCTGGCACTCAATTTACGGAAACACAAAAAGACCTCATCAAGTCTTTGGTCGAATCCGGCAAACAAGTAGAGGCGCAAGATTATATTCTTCGTGAGATTGAAAAACAATATGGCAATGCTGCTGCCGCCGCAGGCAGTGCTGGCTATGCAGGGGCTGTTGATTCGCTTCAAGAGTCTTTTCGAGATTTTCAAGAACGGTTAGCGACTGGTGTTGAACCAGCAGTCATAGGAACCCTTAAAGCATTAACGGATCTATTTGATCTTGTATCAAAAATTCCAAAACCAGTTGGCAATGCTGCATTAGCGATTGGAGCAGTTGCGACCGCTGTCATTGGATTGCGAGCAGCAATAGTAGCAGTGCTACCTGTAGCCAAGGCTTTACTTGCTTTTGCTCTTGCTAATCCTTGGATTGCACTAGCAGCAGGGATAACTGCGGCAGCGGTTGCATTGGCTGGATACAGAAGCGAAGCAGAAAAAGTTGCCGGTGCAGCTAGAACAGGAACTCCGGCAGACGTTGCAGCCGCCAGGAATTTAGCTGTACAAAAAGGGCAGTCAATCAGTTTGCTTGAAGCTAGACGTGGACAGGCGACTGGTCGTGAGCGAGCAAGCATTGATCGACAAATTACAAAGCTGCGCCGCGAACAAACTGATCTTTTGGACGCTGCAAGACAAAACGCTTTAGACAATATTGCAGACCCGTTGGTCACGACACCCGATGGTGCCGGAGGTGGCGAATCTGAAAAAGATAAAAAGGCAAAAGACAAGGCAGCAGAAGAAGAAAAGCGTTTGCTTGCTCGCATTCGTGGGCTGCAAATTGAAACCGAAGGAACAAAACAACTTGCCCTTATCAAAGGGAAAATTGCTGAAGCCGAAATGCTTGGCAATGATGAACTTGCCATACGCCTTAAAGGTGAAGAGCGCAATCAACAAATACTGCTTGATTTTCAAAAGTCTCTTGAAGGCGTCACTGACCAACGCGAGCAACAAGCATTATTGGTCAAAACACTAGCCGAGCTTGAAGCCGCAGGAATCGAAACAGCGATTGACCTAGAGAGGCAGAGACTTGAAGTAATAAAAGAACAAAATGAAGAATTTTTCAAGCGAGCCGGGTTAACACCAACAGACAAAATGCCTGGTGGTGCCGGAGCCTTTGATCCAAGCCTTCCTGATCTGCGCGTAAGTCCTGCAGAACAGCAAATGACACGTATGAGGGAGGAGCTAGAGGCTTTAACCGATCCAATCAACGTTGCCGTAAATGGCGCAAATGCTATTGGCACTGCTTTTGCACAAGCATTCCAAGGTATTGTCAGCGGTTCGCAAACAGCGCAGGAAGCATTGGCAAGTGCATTTAGCGCAATCGGTCAAGCATTTGTGCAAATGGCAAGTGAAATTATCGCTCAACAAATTGCAATGATTACTTTCCAAACAATACTAAAAATACTAGGTGGCGGAGGTAGCTTTAGTTTTGGCGGTCAAGGTCCAGTATCTATGCCTGGGGAGGGGGTAGGTGGTGGCGCCTCCATGTTTATGCCGGGGGCTCCTAGTTTTCGTGCTGGTGGCGGTGCTGTTAGCGGCGGTTCTCCGTATCTGGTTGGCGAACGCGGTCCAGAGTTGTTTGTTCCCGGTACAAGCGGCACGGTCGTCAACAACAACAATCTGCGCGATGCAATGGGTACCGCTCCCGGAGCCAGCAACGGTCCCATGCTTAACATGACGTTCCAAACCACCAACATTGGCGGGGTGGAGTACGTGAGCCGCGATCAGCTTGAAGCCGCGATGGTTGCCACCCGTAAAGCCGCCGCAAACGATGGCGCCAAACGTGGTACAGCAGCTACGTTGAGTAAGTTACAAAACAGCCCGAGCACTAGGGCGAAACTGGGGCTGCGCTAATGGCTGCTGAAACTTTCCCTTCATACGTGCCAACCGCCCGTAGCTTCAAGCCGGGTGAATTTCCAATCCGCACCTACCGCAGCCAATCCGGCGTGGTAAGCAAACGGATCTACGGCAACAAACCCACCAACTACGAACTGCAGCTCACGTTTGCCAACGTTGACGACGAAGTGGCACGAATCATTGTCGGTCATTACGAGACCGCAGCCAAACAGATGGAAGGTTTCCTTTTACCTGATGAAGTGCTGGGAGGCATGGGTAGCAAACTCGAAAATAAGATACCCGGTAAAGCCAGTGATTTAGTTCCACCAGGACAACCCCTAAAAGACACTAGTAACATCACTTGGAGTTATGCCAGTCCCCCAGAAGTCAAATCAGTCTTTATCGACACAAGCACCGTCGAAGTCAGCCTGATCGGAGAAATCAATGTCTAACCTGCGCCTTGTTCAGTTCTTTGATTACGTAACAAGCGGCTCGCAACGCCACCGCTTTCAAAATTATTTTGTTGGACGAGATAAAACCTACAACAGCAACAGCTACGCCTTCGCCCCCTTCCAATCCAGCGGCAGCCTGTCCACACTGACTGGTGACAACGAGACCGTCACCGTTTTGTTCCCCGCCACTGAATACGCCATTCGCCTTGTTGATGGTGCAGGCGGCAACCGCCAAAGTGAACTGACGCTGACAACAATGTGGCTGACTGCTGATAACGAATACAGCAGCCTTGAATTTACCGAAACACTGATTGGCATCGGCTCCAGCTTCGACGACACCACACTGGAACTGCGCTTCCGCACAGCAATGGACAGTGTTGGCGCTAATTTCCCGACTCGCACCTTCACAAAAGACAATGCGGGCATACTGCCGATCAACGCCGAATTAAGCCTGCGGTGAACGACCTCCTCGGTTTGAAACGGGCTTGGGGCGCTTATCCCGGCGATGGTTCCGGCACCGTCGATTGCTGCTTGATGGCACTAGAGGTTCACCGCCGTTTGGGGTATCACAACTACTTGCCGGAAGTGGCGTGGATCTTTGAGCAGTACACCGACGACACACTGCCCAAAAATTTCATCGCTCGGTGGCTGCTACAAAACGGCAAACGGCTAGCTGGTCCTGAACCACACGCACTGGCACTGCTACCTAGTCACGGGGTTGGCGCGGTCGGTACAGTGCTAGATGACGGGACGATGCTTTTTATCGGACCTAGCGGCAGCGTCATCCGCACTGCTGTTGCTGACGATTTTGGCTGGTACTTCAGACTGAACAAATGACACGCCGCCTCCTGCCTTACGAGCATCAACTCGTTGAAACACTGGGCATCAGCGAGGCGGACTACCTTGAATTTTTGGCGCTGCAAAAGGCGTACGACGACCCCAAGGCTGGCACAGCATTGGATGTACGCAACGCAGAAACCGTTGCCATTGTTTTAGCTGTTGTCGGCATCCTGTTTCAGGTTGGTGCAGCACTACTGGCACCCAAACCCGATATTCCAGATGTAGCCCGAGGCGGGCGCCGTCAGCGTGAACAACGTTTCGCACCAACCTACGGGTTTAACAGCGCACAAGAGCTGGCGCGTTACGGCGATCCGGTCAACCTGATCTATTGCAATACCGCCGCCAATGAGCGTGGCGCTGTTCGTGCTGCAACCTCACTGGTGTGGTCCGCAATCCGCAGCAGCGGCAGTAACCAGTTCATGCAACTGCTGCTTGTGATTGGCGCATCCCGCATCAATGAGCTGGCGATTGCACGCACAGGCTTTGGCGATGTACCGCTTAGTAATTTCAACCAAGCAAACACTTGGCTGTATTACAACAAAAACGGCGCTCCTGTTTTTAACGATAAGGTCAATGGAAACGGCTTAGACCCTGCAAAAAACGGACGCGATCCTAAGGATTCAGTCTGTCTTATCCAGGGCAACAAAACTGGTTGCAGCCAAGCGTTTACCCCAAGCAATTACAACACGTTTGGTGTTTACGAGCCAATCCCGCTTAACGCTTACGTTTATTCGCGTGGACAGTCTGGTGGTTCGGAATACGACCTAAACGGTATCCAAGTCGTCGGGCTCAATTCGTATAGCAGCTTCGAGTGGACAAACAACAATCGCTTCAAGGAAGGGGATGAAATAGAAATTGTTTTCCGTGACGCAAAACCAGATAGGCGCCTTCGTAACGCGTCAGGCAAAACTACACGGTCCACAGAAAAACCTGACGTTGCCACAAATTTTGCAAGTGATATTCGCCGTCAACTTGTCGATCAAATTCAACCCGGAGCAATTTACGCCTTAGGCACGGCTCGCCTAACGCTTATTGATCAAGACAAAACCAATATCGACAAAGGTGATGTGGTGTGCAGATTCCGCGTAACTGAAGGCGGACTGGCACCATCAGCTCCTTACAACAAGCTTGTAGCGCAGCCTTCAGTTAGCAGCGACAAGATCGCGTACCTGACTGACGCCCAACGCAAGGAGGCAGAAAGATTTATCAACATTCTTGGCAGTAAAGCCAAAGGAGTAAAGACCAAGCGCTTTTACGACCCCGTAAACCCCGACAACAATATCGAAGGCGTGGATATGGCTACTCGCCAAAATCTTACGTCAGCGACCGCAAATCTTACGGCGCAAGATAAACAGGACGCTGAGCTAGTTGATACGGTACGGGCAGACGAAATTATCATCAATTTCTTTGGCGTTAAATACTACTTCCGAAACGCAGCACGTGATGTTGAGTGGGTGGATATTACAGGCGCACAACGCAAATTGTCAGATGCTACCAGTCAAGAACAAGGACTGGAGTTAATCGACGCACGGGGTTCGATTGCTTATACCGAGTGGCAGTATGAAAGGTTTTTAGCCAATAAGCCCAAATTTGACTCCAAAGAGCTGCGCGATTACCTTCAAGACCGACTGGTAAGAAATCAAACGTATGCCAGCAACCTTGCATCAGGTAAGTTTGACGATGAAATCCGCAAAGTCACTAGCACCACGCTGTCGTGGATAAAAGAAGGCGGCGCGACCGAAACAGTTACTTTTTCTTTAGTTAATTCAGGCATCAGCAAAGCCAACGGTTTTCTTTTTAATGGAGATGGTTTGCCGCGTTCCCCGCAAAAGCAAATTGAAGAGATTAGATCGCGCTACAAAATGGCGATTACAGATTTGCAGGATAAGGTTGATGCTGCTACAGGCGCGGCCAATAAAAAGTTCAGAACTGAAGCGCGAAAAGAAATTGAAGACTTGCGCGAGAATCGCCGTGACGCAGTGCGCAACGTCATTGACGCCTACCGCGACGCGCTAATCATCCAAGTCCGTGAAGCCATCAACACTTACACGGATATTGGTGGCACCGTCCGTATTGCTGGTATCCGAGAACTGCGTCGTCGCATCAATGCAATTAACGGCAAGAACACCACAGATCAAGCCGGAGTCGAAGCAATCAGGGCTCAATACGACTCCATCATTGCCCGCAAAGAAGAAGCTCTTCAATTCCTTAAAGACATCGTAGAAATCAATAATGACCGCGAAGGATCTGACGTACTTGTCAAGGCTCTAGTCAAAATACGCACCGCCACGTACCAGACAATTAGCCCTGTAGATTTCATCCAGTTTTCCATCCGAGCCCGTCTGTTCCGTCGTATATCAGGGCGTCAACGCAGCTACGGCAGCAATGCCATCGAGCTGAGAGATTACAGCGATTCGGACAACGGCCTAAAAGCACGGGTGGCATTTTTCAAGGTTTTATTCCGCAAAGAAACAGAAACGGAATACACCACTGTCCCCTACATGTTCGCCGTTAAAAACGCGCAAGACCGCGAAATCTATCTGGGACTAAACTTCAAAGCAGCCACCACCAGCAAGTACAGCTTCCGCTTTGTCCCAGTCGGTGACTTTGTTGCAGACATGCAAGAGGAAGGCTTCAAAAAATTCGCCTTCATCGAGTTACGCGGCGACCGCCAAGAGATCAACGTAAACGGCAATATCTTTTCTTTTGCTGGTGCGTTTGTGAATAAGCAAGCGGACACTGGTGAACCGGACATTGACGAAGGGCGTCCTGCTAGTACACAACCTTGGGATTTAATGAGCCTTCGTGCCGATACTGCTACCCAGTTCAGTTTTGAGCAGGGTCCAGAATTGGCCATCAGTGCCGTCACCGAACAACAAAACACCAACACCAGCAAGTATTACGACGACATGAGCACATTGGCGCTCAGTGTTTATTCCGGTCAAGGCGTCCAAGATCTGCGCTCAATCACTGCCTACGTCACCAAAGGCAAAGATTGCTGGGTCATTAACGGACCGGAAGACAACAACAAGGAAATATCCACCAACAGCAGTTGTTACGCCCCCGATATTTTCCTTGACACCGCGTTAAGCAGAACGGACGGTATCCGTAATTATTCCTCTGACAAGGCGATTGATTACAAAACACTGTTCCAAGCAAAGCGTTTCTGCCTTGCAAATAACCTGTTCATGGATGGCGTCATCGCAGACCAACGCCCATGGCGTGAATTTTGGGCAGAAGTAGCGGGATACAGCCTGCTGGAACTGGTACGCAAAAACGGACGTGAAGCACTGGCGCCTGCAGTACCGATGGCAGCAAACGGCACCATTACCCGTGAAATCAGCCCCAGCGGTTTATTTACCAGCGCCAACATCTTGGAGGGCAGCTTCAAGGAAGAGCATTTTGACTATGGCTCAGCAGTTCAAGACTTGATCGCCACCGTCATTTACCGCGACGTTGAAAATGAGGATGACGTGTTTAGCCCTAAGGCAAGCGTTACGGTCAAGCGCAACGACGGCGATGACACCAACGCCATCTACCAAAATTTTGACCTCAGCCAGTTCGTATCCACCCGCGAGCAGGCAACCCTGTACGCCAAATATCTAGTCAACCAGCGCCGCTTCATCCGCCGTGGCATTGAGTTCAAGACTTTGCCGACTGAAGTTCCGGTGTCGCCTGGAAGCTACATCCTTGTTGATATTGGGCTGACACCTTGGGACAACCTCACCACGGGTGTGGTGCTAGCAGGCGGCGAACTCAACAGCCCGCTGCTGAGCAAAATTCCAGACAGCAACAGCTATACCGCACTGGTGTACAAGGATCGCAATGTTCAGACGATCACTAACCTGACCGTCACCAATGGCGTTGCTGCAAGCCTGTCACCGGATTACGTCGGTTACGCCTTTGTGCTTGGGTCGCCTACTGATCAACGCCGCCGCAGCTTCCGCGTCACAGAAGTAACGCTGGACGAAGAAGGCGAAATCACCATCAAGGCGGTGCGCATCCCGTGCGATATCGGACCAAGCAATGAGCTGCTTAGCCGCGTGGCTGATTTCCGCGATACCTCGTTTGTTGTCGTATAGGTCGGCGCTAAGCTGAGTCAAGGCAACGTGTACTGGTAATGGGCTCTTACTACTCCGGGCGAGCTGGTTCGCTACTGATTGACGACAAGCCCGTCGCCAAAGTCCGCGATTGGTCCATCGAGATGAGCGTGGATCTGCTGGATGCCACGACGCTTGGTGATTTTGCTCGCACCCAGCACCCCAGTACCAAGTCCGCCACCGGTAGTTGCACCCTGCTGTACTACCGACTGGACTCAAGTGAAAACACTGCATATAAAGAATTTACATCTTTGTTGAGCAAGATCATGCACACGGGAAGAATTACCCGTAGCGATCTTGTGACTTTCAAGTTGCGAGTAGGTAGCGGAAATCCTGACGCTTCTGCCGCAGACGACACGATCCACATTCGAGCGTTTATTACAAATGCCAGCATCGCAGTTGCCAATGGTGAGTTAACCGCAGTACCAATTCAATTCACCGTTGAAGGCGACTGGATCGGCACTATTGAGTCAACGTTCTAATGGCAGTCTTTCTCGGCAACACGGGCAACGTCCGCCTTCGCCGTGGAACGGAGGCTAACTACGGGCGTATTAGCGACAGCATTGACCCTAATGACATCAATACAGTCCTTAATCGCCTCAGTTTTGATAGCTCGCTTGACAACCTACTGACGGGCGATCGCGTCACAATTAGGACCAACGACCCTCGCAAATTAGTATGTTTCGATGCGAGCGCATGGCCATCTGGAACGGTCCAATCCAGCATCACGGCTTACGTCAACGTCAATTCTGCTGGCGGTTTGCGGTTTTTCCGTAATTTTGCCGATGCAGTCAACAACAACCGCGCTCAGGAATTAACCGTTAGCAGCTTTGTCGGTGATCCGATCACAATTACAGTTTTTGTCAGTGATTTTCGTTTCAATGTCGTCGGCAACGTAACCGGCTTCGAGCTGAACACTGACCGCCAGATGATCGACACGACAACACTGAACGATCGTTTTCAGCAGCAGTATTCCGCTGGACTGATCAGCGGCAATGGCACGATCAACTGCCTGTTTGATTACAACACATCCGGCCAGATTGAAACACCGTTGCTGATGCTCCAGTTAATCCAGCGCACGGAGATCGGCAGCGAATTTGATTGCGCTTTGTACCTGACAGACAACGAGCTGGATTCAGGCATCCAAAACGTTTACTACGAGTTCACAGCCTGCGTTACCCGCGCTGGTGTGCAGGTCAGTGCCACGGAAGCGATTACCTGCTCGATTGATTTTGTGACCACCGGCGAAGTCCGCTTACTGGTTGGCGAACCCACGGGTTACACCATCGTGACGGAAGCCGATGAACCCATTGAGCTGGAACAGTCGCTTGACGATCTGATCACGCAGGAGCTTGATTAAACTGATAGGCAGCACTAGGGCTTAGGAGTCACGTCTTGGCCGACCAAAGAATTACGCAGCTCAACGAGTTGCCCAAGGCATCGGTTGCCCAAGACGATGTGTTGCCGATTGTCGATATTTCGGCGTCGGAAACCAAGAAGGTCACTGCCCAGAACCTCGTCGATGCCGGACTGGATCTAATCCCAGTTGGCAGTGTTGACCTAGACAAGCTGGATCAGTCCAGCACCACAAAGCTTGGCACCACTGCTTTTGCCGACGATGCCGTAACCGCCGCCAAGCTTGGCGACAACAGTTCCATTGCAGTCGGTAGCACCGCTCCCAGCACCGACAATTTCAACGGACGCGGTTTCTTCAATAGCAGCACCGGACTACTGCAGGTTTACAGCGCGGGTGCTTACGCCAACGTTGTTGCAAGTGTTGGCACTGGTGCAGTTGACACGGCTGAGCTTGCCGATGGCGCCGTTACCACCATCAAGGTGGATGCTGCTGGTCTTGGTACTGCAGCCATTGCAGACGATGCGATCACTGCAGACAAAATTGCGGATGACGCGGTAACCGCCGATCAACTGGCAACGGATTCAGTCACCGCCGACGCCATCGCTAGCGGGCAGGTTGGCACTGATGAACTAGCCGCCGGAGCAGTTACTTACGCCAAAATCCAAGACGTAAGTGCCACCGACAAACTGCTGGGTCGCAGTACTGCTGGCGCCGGTTCTGTCGAAGAAATCAGTTGCACTGCAGCAGGTCGCGCACTACTCGATGATGCCGACGCCGCTGCTCAACGCGCCACGCTTGGTCTTGGCACGCTATCAACCGCAAACGGCACTTGGACCGATGGTTCCTCGTTTAGCGGTAGCAGCTCCGGCACCAACACTGGCGATCAAACCATCACGCTGACGGGTGATGTAACCGGCTCTGGTACGGGCAGTTTTGCCGCCACCATCGCCAACAGTGCCGTCACTGAAATCAAGATTGACGCACTGGCAGTCACCACCGGCAAGATTGCAGATGACGCCGTAACAGCAATCAAGCTCGCGGATAACTCCGCTGCTGTCGTCGCTGCTGCCACTCCATCCGGCTCTGGCGCGTTTATCGGTCAGCAGTGGTACAACACCAACACCAACATTGAGTACACCTGGGACGGCACCGCATGGGTGCGTCAAGCAGGTATCGGCACCATCACCTTTAGCGACAGCACGCCGCTGGCGTTTTCGGTTGCTTACCCCGATGCGTTTAGCGCCACCATCACCACCACGATGGATACGCAGGCGGCAAATGTCGTCTTAGCTGGTCCTGAAACTGGTGTTGATGCCGCACCTACATTCCGCGCACTGGTTCCAGCGGATTTACCGGATGCCACGGCTAGCACCAAAGGTGTTATCCAACCCGGCACTGGTTTAAGCGTCAGTTCTGGCACGCTCAACCACACCAACACCGTCACTGCTGGCACTTACGCCAAAGTCACAGTTGACACCGAAGGTCACGTATCGGCTGGCACCGCACTCGAAGCTGCCGATATTCCTGACATTGATGCCGCGAAGATCACCACTGGCACGTTCGCTGCGGATTACATCGCAAACGACGCGGTAACTGCACCAAAGCTGGCGGATTATTCCACCGCACAAATCGGTGAGGCTATCCCCGTTGCTGATTACATCGGTCAGCTCTTCTTCAACCCGCTTGATAAAAACATCTACCTGTGGGACGGCAACGTTTGGCAGCCCGTTGGTGTTTCGCTGGGTGAATTGATCTTTGCTGGCACCTATGACGCCAATCTGAATGAAGTGGTGACAACCACAACGGTTGGTGCTGCTGTCGGCTTGGTGGCTGGTGATCCACTGCCGGTGGCGTCTTCAACTTATACCTCGTATTACGTGGTGGTTGCAGTCGGCGGCACGGGTGTTGCACCTGCACCTGAAGTTGCACTGGCACCGCCGGACATTGTGCTATGCGATGGCTCTAGCTGGAATGAGATCGACGTTTCCAGCACCTACGTTGCGCAGACCGCATCAAACGTTGGTTTTACACCTGCTGGCACGATTGCTAGCACCAACGTTCAATCTGCTGTTGAAGAAGTCGCTAGCGAAGCGGCTAACGCCAGCAACCTGACAAGCGGCACCGTTGCTGTTGCACGCGGCGGCACCAATATCAGCAGCTACACAAAGGGTGATCTGCTTGCTGCATCAGCATCTACCACGCTGAATAAGCTCGGCGTTGGCACCAACGGTCAGGTGCTTCGTGCTAATAGCGCAACTGCCACCGGACTTGAGTGGGGTGCTGATTATGTCGGCACTGTCACCAGTGTTTCAGGTAGTGCGCCGATTTCGGTTGCCACTGGAACGACTACACCTGTTATCAGCGTCAGTGCTGCTAGTACCAGTGCAGCGGGCGTGGTGCAACTCAGTGATTCGACTACCACCACCAGCTCGGTGTTGGCGGCAACGTCCACTGCGGTCAAGTCAGCGTATGACCTGGCTAATGCAGCGATGCCAAAATCTGGCGGCACGTTTACCGGCGACGTAACGCTCGGTGCTTCGCGGTCGGTGATTTTTGAAGGCAGCACTGACGACGAGTTTGAAACCACACTGACGGTTGCTGATCCAACAGCAGATCGCACCATCACACTGCCTAACGCGACTGGCACGGTTGCGCTGACCAGCGACCTTAGTGGTTACGGCTTGCTGGATGGAGCGCAGACATGGACCAAGGGTCAACGCGGTGAAATTACGGCGCTGACAGATGGCGCCACGATCACGCCTAATTTTGCTGATAGCAATAATTTCAGCGTGACGCTCGGCGGTAACCGCACACTGGCTAACCCGACTAATCTTGTCGCAGGCCAAAGCGGGTGCATTTGGATTACGCAAGACGGTACCGGCTCTCGTACTTTGGCTTACGGCAGCTACTGGGATTTCACTGGTGGCACAGCGCCAACGCTGACGACGACTGCTGGAGCGGTTGATTGTTTGGTGTATGCGGTGCAAAGTAGCACCAAGATCACTGCCACCCTGATTACCAACCTGAGCTGATGATTCCCGGAAGCGCCAACCCCCTGCTGCTTGCTACCGCTGCTGGTGCAGGCGGGTATGAGATTTCACGTTCGCTGCGTTTCAACAGTAGTGACAGTGCCTACTTGTCCAGAACGCCATCAACTGCTGGCAACCGCAAGACGTGGACCTGGGCGGGGTGGGTGAAGCGCAGTTCTTTATCAGATAATAGTGGCCAGGCATTATTTGCTGCTTATAGCAGTTCTACCAACAGAGACGTTTTCAGGTTTAGAGAGTCAAAAATTGAGTTTCAGTTTACAAATACAATTACGCTTACTTCAGCTTCTCTCTATCGTGATGCTTCCGCTTGGTATCACATTGTTTTAGCGCTTGATACAACTGAGGCGACTGCTGCAAATCGCACAAAGATCTATGTTAATGGTGTCCAGGTAACAACTTTTAGCGCTGCAAATTACCCAACTCAGAA